GCAACCCCTGTGCCCAAACCACTTACACCGGTGCTGATCGGCAGGCCCGTAGCGCTTGTCAGCGTTGCAAATGTGGGGGTGCCCAAGTTTGGTGTAACCAGTGTAGGGCTGGTAGCAAATACCAACGAGCCAGAACCGGTTTCATCCGTAACTGCCGCCAACAAGTTTGCCGAAGACGGAGTAGCAAGGAACGTAGCTACTCCGGTGCCAAGACCGCTAACGCCAGAGCTAATTGGCAGACCAGTTGCGTTTGTCAGCGTTGCGGATGTGGGGGTGCCCAAGATTGGTGTGACCAGCGTAGGGGTGTTGGACAGCACTACATCGCCGGTGCCGGTAGAGGTTGTTGTGCCTGTGCCGCCGTTGGCAACTGGAAGTGTGCCGGTTACTTGGGATGCAAGGTTTACACCAGTCAACGCCCCGCCCAAGGTCAAGTTGCCTGTTGAAGTTACGGTTCCAGACAAAGTAATGCCGTTGACTGTTCCTGTGCCACCAACGCTCGTCACACCGTCGGCAACGCTGGATGCAATCTTTACAAAGTCAGAACCGTTCCAAGCGGCCAGACATTTTTCGCCCGCCAAAATAGTTATGCCTGTAGTTGGAGTATCCCCGCGCAATACAATAGAGCCTGTGCCTGCGTTGATAACAATGTAAGGCTTGCTTCGCGCAGGTGCTGTGATGTTACGGGTTGTGGCTCCGTTGCTGGCCGTCCACAGGAGAATAGCTTGCCGTGCTTGGTTGGCCGCAAGCACTGTGGCACTCAATAGGACATCCGCATTTGCGCTGAGTGTGGTTGTACCGGCAACAGCGGAGTCAATAAGCTCGGTGATCGACTGGTTGACGACGTTGCCCCACGTACCCGCAAGATCGCCTTGGATAGGTAAAGCCAGACCGAGGAGGTTAGTGTTTGGGGTTGGCATGGTAGTCCTTGTGCTTTAGAGTGTGTCGATGTCCTGCCATCCGGGCAGTTGGTCATTGTTTATATTTTGCCAGTTTGGCGTCTGGGCGTCATCAATTAAATTCCACAAGAACGCGCTGCTGGTTGAGTCTGACAGCGTGGCAGTGTCTGCCACAGCTACCTGAATGACAACAGAGACGCTGTTTAAGTCAGTCACGGTTGCGGAATCAACAACAGTACGCGTGTAAACGTTGTTAAAAAACACCCAACCCGTGTTGTTGCCCGCATCGACGTTCAGGTTGCCCACGTATGCAATCCATGTGGCCCCGCCTGTTGCAACGCTGTCTTGAATGGTCAGGTAACTTACGCTAACTGTGCCTGCTGCTTGGGACAACGTGGCCTGAGAGCCGGGTGTGGAGCTTTGCAAAAACTTCTGGTTTGTGCCTGATGTGGCAAATGTTCCGACCGTGCTGGTTACGCCGTTCTTTAACTTAATCGTGCCGTTGGTAAACGTCAGGATTTGGGTTGAACCCCCCGTAAAAGCATCTTGCATCGTCCATGTGCCACCAATACCGTTAAATGTGATAGGTACATCAATTGTTTTTCCGTTGCTGGTAATAGTTTGAGATGTCGTGGCGGCAAAAATCCAAACGTTTACGCCGGGGTTGACCGTCATGCCCGTGGACAGCACCAGATCACCATAAATTACTGGGGATGCGTTAATTTGGGTTTGCCCAGAAAAACCAGTGAAATCCAGCGTGCCATAAACGCGATTGGCAGTTCCAAGGTTGAGGGTGTCTGCACCGGCCTTGATGTAAAAGTTTGCTGCGTTTGCGGCAGAGCCGTCAGAGGTTACGGCACCACCGGACATGGAACGAGTTTCGCCTGCCAGACCATTTCCAGTGACTTCAACTGTTCTTGTTCCTGTCATTGTGAAACCAGTTGATACAGATGAGTTCCAAACACTTGCGTTGGTTGTTGTAAGCACCAATTTTCCCGTGCCGAAAGCCAGAGTTCTGGTGTTGCTGTTAGTTGAACTGAATGCCCCAGAGTTAAGCGTGTAACTTACCAAATTGAGCGTGCCAGCGATCAGCGTGACTGTGCGAGAAGCACCGGACAAGGTCAGGTCGTCTTGAAGTTGCCAAGTTCTTCCAACGCCGCTAAAACTTATGCTGCCATCTATTGCTTTACCGTTGGTGGTTATTGACTTTGACCCAGATGCTCCCGCAAATGCAAAACTTAGAGCAGATGTGCTAAATCCCACTATGGATGACAGCACAAGATCACCGTAGATGTTTGGCGTGCCTCCAGAAGCCACTCCGCCAAACCCGGTGAAATCAACAGTTCCATAAGAACGAGCGCCGTTTGGGTTAAACCCGTCTGTTCCGCTAAGGATGTAATGGTCAAAAACATTAGCCCCATCCACTGTTGTGGCTGTAGATGGGCCAGAAATTTGACGAAGTCCAACACTTCCGTTGTAACCGTACTCAACCCGCCTGCTGCCCGTACTTGTTAAGTTGGTTCCGGTGTCTGTGTTAAATACGGTGGCGTTGCTGCCATTCACAACCAGCTTGCCAGTTCCAAAAGCAATCTCTCGAACACCCGTTCCGGATGAGCTAAACCCAACAGTGGTCAGCGTATTGTTGCTTAGGTTTAACGTGCCAGCCGACAAAACAAACGTGCCCGTTACGTTTGGTGCAACTATAGGACTTAAATCCAGCGTTGTGTTGGTCGTTAAACTAACGCCCCCTCCCGGAGAGTTAACTGTGAGAGTGCTCAAGCGAAGCGTTATCCCAGCGGAATTTAGCGCCTGAACTGTTCCTTGGTTGGAAAATGTCCAAGTTGGGCTTCCTGTGACAGTAACCATTGTCATGGCTGTTGTAAGGGTCACATTACCGTATAAGACGGGGTCTTGGTTGGCCTGCGTCCAGTTGAACGCCGCCGTGCGACCACTGAAGTTTAGCGTGCCCATGTTCCAGAGCGCATCAATTGTGACAGTGTTTCCTGTGCGCAGGCCGTTGCCTGTAGTGGCTCCAGAGTCATCAATGATGCAGGTATCTTGAGCTAACGGGAAGTTGTTTAGTGCGGGTGCGCCGCCAGTAGATGTGGCCCACGCAGTGCCAGACCAGCTTGCGCTTGCCCCGCTGACGGTGCTCCAATACTTATCAGTTCCTGCGGCAAACGTAATGTTGCTGTTATTTTTGCAGTTGCCCAGTCTTGTACCAGTCCACGGAGAAGCAGCAGAAGCGCCAGCGGCAACGATGTCTCGGAAGTCAACATCCGATATGGCGGTCAGCGTGGCGACAGTCAACGTGCGCTGCGTTCCTATCGTGTCGCTTCGGACAAAAGTTCGTGTAACTGCTGACGCGCCTGCGCTTAAAGTCAATGTTGCAATTGTTTGGTTACCACCAAGGGTGACAAACCGCAGTCCAGCAGCGGCGATTGCTGCTTGCGTCAAGACGTTGAACGTGTTTGCGCCGGAAATGGTTGTTGTGCCAGTTGCCGTGCTGCTAAATGTGACGTTGTAAAAAGTTTGAGTGCCACCGGTAAGGGTTGGGCTTGCGTTGGTGCAAGTGATTGTGGAAGTGCCCGCGCTAAACGTCAGATTGGTTGCCGTTGCAAAATTTAACGGACTACCTCCCGTCATAGTTACAGTGGAAGCGTTTAAAGAAATGGAACGGATGTTCGAGTTGCTTGAACTTATGGCTGCGGGAGTAAATGCGTAATTGCTTGCGCTGGTGCTAAAAGCTCCGGCAGTTACCGTAAACGTGTTGGTAGCAGTAAAAGCGCTACCAAGTGTCCATTCTCCGCCAACGCCATTCAAAACTACAAACATTGCTCCCAACGTCACGTTGTTGGTCGTAATTGTTTTGCCTGTAGTAGTCGCCAAGAAGTTAATAGTTGCGCCACTGGTCGTAGTAAAAACCACCCCGGTGGATGCGCTTGTCCAGCTACCGTAGCAGTTGATAACCGCCGTGGCTCCAGATGTGATGGTGACGGTGTTTGCTCCGGGTCCAGCGATTGTGATGTCTTGCGCGTTTGCGTTTGTTCCAACCGTGACGGCATAGTTAGCGTTGGTTGGCAGGTTAGATGAGGTGTTGAAAAATACGTTGTCAGCAGACGTAGGCGCAGAAGCACCTCCAGCACCGCCAGAGGTTGCAGACCAGTTTGTGGTGGTGGTCGCATCCCAAGTACCTGCACCGCCTACCCAGTAACGATCGGCCATGCTTACTCCTCAGCAGGAGGGTTTGTGACGCTGGCAAGCCACTGGTCGTACCGAGCCTGCTTCATGGCCTCGATCTCGGCATCAGTCATGGTCTGGCCGTCCAACAACACGATGGCGTCAGCGTACTTTCCGTATGGGCTGTTGAACTCAAAGTCAATCTTGACCATGCTTACCCCGCCAAGCTAAAGGTGTAGGTCACATTCAAAATGTCGCCCGAAGCTACAGCGCGGTCTGCGGTTGTAAAGTTTTCTGCGGAAAACAAAGTTCCAGCAGTGCCGCCCTTTGTGTTGTTGCTGATGATGAACGCGCCGCCAATAGTTGCAGTGGCGTTAATCAAAAACGACGCAGGGGAGGCCGAGTTGGTTACTACCGTAGGGTTAGCTGCCGCGCCTGCGGCAAAAACAGCCTGTGGACGTGTGGCGTTGCCGTAAGGCGTGATCTCTGTCCAGCCGGGGTGGGATGCTGCCGTATCAGTAGCGGCAGGGGTGTTTGTTGCCTGAGCGCCGTAAATGCCTGCGTACCACGTAGTAACCTGCGTACTGCCAGCCAAAGCGGAGTTGGCCATCTGGGCAAGGCCGGTGTTTACAACCAGATTGCTCTCTTCCGCAACCCACTTTAGGTTGCCCTGCGGGTCAAAACATTCGAGTTTGAACTTGCCTGTAGCGCGTGCGGTGTCTTTGGTCATGATGGTCCTTGCCGCCCTCGCGGGCAATTACGCCCCGGACGAAATACGCACAATGGCGCTGTTGGCATCGGGAGTGGGGAAAACAATTTGAAACGTGCTGTTGTTGACTGTTTTGTCAGAGCCAAAGTCCAATACCGCAACAGACTTGTTGCCTTCAGTTGAGTTGTAGATCAACGCGCCACGTGCAGTAAACGACGCCCCGGACCACGTTGTGTTGGCAAAAGACCAGTACGCAGTCGGTGTGCCGCTGGAGTTGTTAGCTGCAACAGGAGTCACGCTGATGGTTAGCGTGTTTCCCCCGGCCGTATAGCCCGTACCCACAACTTGCCCTACCGCAGCCGGGTTGTACACAGTCGTGGACGCATCCAAAGTAGCCGCCGCTGTGTACAGCGCAATCTTAAACGTATCGGGCGCGGTCGGACCAAAATTGTGGATGCCTTGCGGCAACTCCACAATAAAACTGGTCGTTGCAGTTTGCGCAAAAGTCATATCAAGTGGTTGCCAAACGCAGGAGAGCCGTAGACGTGGTGTTACCGGGCATGGTCAACGTGAAGGTTCCAGCCGTGATCGTTTGGTCGCCAAACGTGTGCACACTCACCGCTTTGTTGGTCTTACTTGTGTTGTAAAGCAACACGCAGTTAAACGCAGATGTCAGCGTAACCGATGTGTACACAAGCGACGCAGAGGGGGTCCAGTACGCAGTGCCCGCAGTTGCGGATGTGTTGGAGCTATTTGGTGAAGTGCCGTTTGGAACTGCAATGCCACCAGCGGTATAGCCCGCGCCAGAAACTTCGCCCGTGGTTGAATACACTGTGGTGGCGGCATTGATCGTTGCGGAAGACAGAAACAACGCCGCCTTGAACGAGTCGCCAGTACCGGTTGTGAAGTTATGGACGCCTTCCAACAGCTCTTCCATAAAAGTTGTACACATTGCTTGGGAGTTTGCCATATCAGGCTCCTTTATTCAAAAACTGCGGTGGATGCGCCGATAACCAGCGCTTTCTTCAAATGGACGTGTACAGAACGGTGGACCAACTCGCCATCCAACCAGTACTCAACCCACGTAGTCAACTCGTCGTCATTTTCAAACGTACCTTCTTTTTTCTCAAGAAGAGCGTCATCCATGTCGCCTTTGGTCGTTGTTACGATTGCCATTTAATTTCCTTGATTATCTATCATGTTACTTGTTGACGGAACTGCCCAGAACGATACGCGTCCTGACGCTCCATGCCATCACCCAGACGTTTGGCCAATGCAAGCGCTTCCATGAACTTCTGGTTGTACAGGGTCAGCATGTCCTGCTCACCCTTCATGTATGTGTACGCCTCAATCAGCGATCCGTACAGGAGCACGGAGTCAAAGTTGTCGCCAAGCCAAGACGTGCCCGCAGTCACAATAGAATCTGGGTAGTAGTAATAGTGCAGCTCGACCGGATACGCCGCAAGTGGCGACGGCCCCAAAATAAAAGACAGCTCGTTCGTGATCGTGCTGCCAGTAACCAAAGGCCCAAACAGAGCGTAGTACTTGGGCACGCCCGTGTCGTTAGGTGTTGGGTACGCCTGACGGATAAAGTTCACGTCCTTGTTCAGCAGGTACTCGTAGGTGCCTGTGTTCAAGTTACCGCCTACCACGCCCGTGATTACGGCCAACGAATACGGGGCCAGAAAGTCGTCTGGGCAAGCCAAATACTTATTGCCTGCTGACGTTGTACCCGTCATGTTTTTGCGCAACGAGGGGAACTGCACCGAGTTGTAAATGCGCTGCTCAGCCTGCTGCACAAAGACAGGGATATTCGCCGCAAACGACGCATCCTGATTCTCTGTGTAGGCAACGATAGCCGCGCTAAGTTGGGTGTAGTTCATGCGCTACCTTACGCCATCGGGCCTCGGGCCATCACGCCTTTGGTCGCACAGCCAGTACCCCGGATTTTAATGCCGGAAGTTTTGGTTGGCTTGTAGTCATTGCTGTGGTTTGTGCCCACAGAGACGTTCATCTCGCGCATGTACTTCATGTTGTCCGTATCGGGCAACACTGCCTGAGTAGCAGCGGGTTTGGGAGAGCGGTATGTAGCCATGATTAACCCTTTGCTTTTTGGTTGGCGATTTTGGCCAAGCCGCGACCCATCTTCAGCATGTCGCTGTTGGTCTTGCCACCAGCGCGGAGCTTTGTAAGCGCTTTGCCGGGGTGCATGTTTTTCTCGTGCTTGCCGACAGCAGATTTAATCATCTTCTTGTCTTGCATTTTGTCCATGTTCATGTCAGGCTCCTATTTGAACTGTAACTGTACCAATTTCCACGACTAAAGCCAAGTCATTTGGCGTCAGCGCATTATCAAAGAACCGAGACCCGCCAACCGGGTTCCATCCCCACTGAATGTCCCGAGAACCACCGGTAGTGTACCCGGCCGTGTTGACACCCGCTGTGATATACGTGGTGTCTTTACGTGGGTTGCGCACTGCCTGCGGGTCATCCACCGGGTACATACCCAGCAGCAACTGCGGGTGATCTGGGTCCCAGCACGAGTCACAGACCATGAGATTGTACTTCTTGGTCTTGATAACTTCTGTGCGCAGCTGGGTCAACTTAAAGCGAAACCCGCACCGATCACACTGCGCAATCGAGTTCTTGGCTGACGCGAAGCGATTGCCCATTTACGTACCGCTTCCAATGTACATCTGGCGGGGCACAAACCGAACCGACGCTTTTTCGCGGTCTTCGTCGCTGGCCAACTGCCAAGCCTCGTCGTACTGTTGCTTCAAAATCGGCAGACGCTCTGCGCCACCATCCACCTTGAGCGCTAAGTAGTAGGCCAAGCCTGCCACCATGCAGGGGATAAATCGGAATGGCATGTCCATCGTGTTGACGCCGTTGCCCGCGTCTTGGATACGCTTCATGCGCCAGTACACGAAGGTGTAGGGCTGGGTGTCGTCCGGCACAGGCCAGACGGTGATGCGTGGGGTGTTCAAGCGCTCAATCCAGACCTGAATAGGCCGGGCCTGTTGCAACTTATTGGGGATCGTGGCGTAGGTTGAGACGCTGATACGTGTGATGGTCAGGTCGGCCTGTGTCGATGCGCTCCCCGCGCCCGTGCGGATCACATGCTCAAGCAAGTCCACGGTGTCGGCCGGAAGGTCATACGTTGCTGTGCCAGCCACCAACGAGATCGAGCCCTGCTCGAACGTCCACATGTTGATGCCCCGGTTCGCCCAGTCAGCAAACATTAGGTTCAACGACCGACGGGCCGTACGCAGATCGTAGCCCGTGCGCAACTCCGAACCCACGCGCTCGAACGCTTCCTCGACGATTTCCGTCAAATCGAGGTTAAATGCCGAAGTGCCGGAAGTTGCCATTATCTAAACCCTGCTGTTTTCTTTGCGATGGTCTTAGGTTGCGCTACGAATTGCTTCCCGGCTTTTTTGCCAGCACGCTTTGCACGAGTTGTAGCAGCGTACTCAGATGGGCTGAGACTTTTGATCGCAGCTTCTGGAAGGTATCGCTCACCCGTTTTACTAGACGGTTTTCCACTTTTGGTTCTCCATTTTTGGTCACCCCAGTCTTTGAGGGATTTCTGGGGGGCCTTCATGTCAGTCCCTGTACCCGCCGCCAGCGGCTTTGTACTTCTTGGCCACAAGCTGGGCTTTACGGGCAGACCACTGGCCAGCCCCGGTGCCGTGCGTTGCCGCCCTTCT